TCAATTTCTTCATCTTCTTCACCATCTTTTTTTCCGTCGAGAAAGCCTTCTTCTTCGGCATCTGTTCTTTCGTCTTCACTTACTGGTTCTTCAGTTTCTGAAATTTCTTCTTCTTTCACTTCTTCTTTATCCTTATCTTCTTCATTTAATTCGCTCTCTATTTCAGCTAAGATTTCATCTAGATTGATTTCTTCATCCATGGTATCTTCGTCATACATTTCTCCATGACCTTCTTCCATAGAATCCTTATCTTTCTTCATGCCTTCTTTTTTTATCTCATCGTCATCTTCAGAATACTTCATACCCATTTCATCAACAGGTTCTTTTTCTTCGTCCAATTCCATTTCTTCTAACTTTGCAGCTAGCATAGATTTAAGTTGAGGTGTGAATGCTTCTTCTAGAGCAGCTTTGGCGTTTGCGATAGCGGTTTCTTTGACGGTTTTAGCGTCAGCGATAGCTTCTTTGAGAATGTCTCTCTTTGCCATTATCCTAAAATTTAATTGTTTGGGAAATACGTTTATTTGGAAACGTAATAAAATTTATATTATGTCAATGCTATATGGGATAGCATATTTTACGGTTATACGTATATTGGAAGTCTTGAAGGTCGCTAAAATATAGGACAGTTTCCGTTTGCACATAGTATTTCTGTTACTATACTATTTGCTTTTGCGTAATGGTTTATGTTGTTTTCTTTACCTTCTTTTAATGCCATAAATGAACCTGGATTGGATGGTGTTGAAACAAAATCCCAACATAATAATTCAAAATCATCTTGTACTTCCATTAGTTCACCATTTTGTTCTAGTGAACCCATTCCTCTGGATGATACACCTACTGAGATACCACTGTCTATTAGTGCTTTTAAAATGTTACCAGATGGGGTAGGTAAAATTTCTATTGTACCCATTACGTTATCTCCATCCCAATGCATTTCTTTTATGTTGTGTGAAACATTTTTTAAGTTGATTACTTGAGATTCAGGATGATCTAATTCCCCTGTTGCTCGGTTTTCATTAATTAATTCTTGGTACTTATCTATTTCTCTATCCCATAATTCTTTAGAGTAGTATCTACCATTACCATTTTTTACTTCAGCTGTGGCTAGTATACCTTCTACTAAAGGATTACCTCTTTCAGACATTTTACCTTCTGATAGTAAACCTTTGGATGGTTTAAATAATTGAGTTTCTATAAGTACTTGTTTCATATTAGTCTCCCATTTTAAGACCTAAATGTTGCACTACAAATTCTGCAATCTCATCTACATCCATACCTGCATCATATGCTGCTTCAGCTGCATCTGCTAATTCTTCCATATAGGTCATTTTATAACCTCCTACATCTTGCATATCATCTTCTTCTAAAGAAGCTATTTTTTCTGCTGATTCTTCAGCTGATTTTAAGTTTGAAGCTATTTCCTCAGATTCTTCTTTTGTAATTTCGTTTAAACCAAAAAAATCTTTATAATCTCTAGAAGAAAAAACATGATCTGTTACTAAACCACCTGCTACGGATATAGAATTTTCTTTTAAATTGCCATACCCCGAAGATTTATATTTACCTTTAGCTTCTTTAGGAACACCTAATGATACATTATCTTCTGTGTAACCTACATCTTCTCCAAATTGTCCGTTTTTAGTATAGTATATAGGATCTTTAGCTAAATTTTTAAATACTATGTCTTTAATTTCATCTATTGTTTTATCAGCATTTTTTTCTTGCTTCATTTCATAGTAGTATCCCATTTGAATTTGGCCAAAAATCATGTTATTAGGATCTTTTTTATCCTTATAATCATAATTCTTTTCAGCATCTTCTTCTACTTCTTTAGATACTTTTTTCTCTTCTGCTTTTGCCTCAGCTTCAGCTATAAAGTTTGCAAATGCTGTTTCATATCCCTCTTTTTTTCTTTCTATTGGGTTACCTACCATAGGCATACCCACAAAATTTTCTGAAATAATATTCTTTTGTTTAAGGATAGTTGTTGCCTCCTTAAATGTAGAATTATTTTTAAGTAAGTTAGGGAATTTCGCTTTTGCTTCTTTAAGGAAGACTCCCTTATGGCCTTTACCTTCTTTAATTAATCTATATTGATTGGCTAATGTCTTCATTTCCTGCTTTTATTTGTTCTATAATATCATTTAATTCTGTTAGTATTGCATCCGTTGGGTATTTTATTCCATATGAACCCGGGTTTTCGTTGTAATACTCAGCTGTTCTATTTTTTGCATTTGATAACATTGGAAGAATTGTTTCTATTGTTTTTTCAATATCATCAAAAGCTTTAATTCTGTTTTCTTGGAAGTCATTATATTCAAATAACTTCTTTATATCGTAAGATTTAGGCTTGATTTTAGGTACAGGCTTATATCCTAGTTTATAGTAATAAATACTGGGGGATTTTTTACCTTTCTTCCTAAATGCAAAGGGTGTTGCATATTGTGCTCCTTCCCCACCCGCAAATGCATCTCCTCCTGTTGCCGTAGAAGATTGTTCTTTTAATCTTAATACCCTTTCATATTCTTCAGGGTAGTTTTTTCTAATATGTGATCTAAATGAATTAAATAAATTAGCTATATCAGTTGCAAATTTATCTATAGCAGGATCCATTTTAGTTTGTTCTGCTTTTTTATCTAAATCATTTAAAAATTCTCTGGCTTGTTGTAATGCTTTATATGTTGAAGAAAAATCAGCTGCACTTGCTACATCCCATTCTATTGCTCCAGTTTCAGGATCAATATCTGTTACTGTTGATTTTACACCTTTTCTTATTGCAGTGTCACCTACTTCTATTTCTTTAAGCTTGAACCTGTACATTTTTTACTTCTTGTATTAAATCGTAGTATTGTAACAGGTTAGTTAAATCATCATCCTTAACTTTAGATGTTTTATCTAATGTAGGAAGCATTTTAATTACTTCTTCTATTTTAATTTTAGTAACTTTATCTGTTACTTTAGAATTAAGCTCAGTTAAAGATTCTTTAATTTCATTTACCTTAGAATTGTAAAATTCTTTTAATCTTGGTGTGTTGTCTATTGATGTAATAAGTTCCTTAAGAATTTCTTTTTGTGGTTCTAATAGTGTATCGTACTTGTCATTAAATTTTTCAAGTAGTACTCTATAGGTTAATGTTCTTAAAGTTTTATCGTATTTTTGAAATTCATCTACTACAGTTTCTTTTTGTTCTTTAACTACAGGTTTTTCAGATAAATGTTCTAATATAGTAAGTTTATTATTTATTTCTAATTTAGGATTAGAAAATTCCTTAGTTGCTTTAATTTCAGTTAGCATATAAAAAGCAGCCTGAATTTTGTAGTTTGGTAACTTATGTCTAAAGAATTTAGTTACATCATAGTGTTTTTTAATTTCACTAATTAAATTATATTTTTGTCTTTTTAAAGCACCTCTATTTAGATTAGATGAGGTTTCTAATAGTGAATTTAAAATTAAATTAGCTTTTGCTTCAGATACTGTAGTATGCTTAGCTAATTGTTCGTATAACTTATATTCCCTTCCTAATTCAGTTTTGACAAAATGTTCTTTTAGTATTTTTCTTGCCGGTGAGTCAATGCCATCTAAAGTATCAGCAGTAATTTGACGTACTAATAGTTCAAAAAGAATACCAGAATTTTTGTACTTTGAATGTTTTATATTCATTCTTCGCAGTTTGGTTTATTTATAAATATATAAAAATATTTTATTCGTGTAATTGTGATTCATCTAAAAGTCCATTCCCCTTTTTTTCCTGTTCAAAAACAAGTTTTTTTCCTGTTTTTTTAGGGCCCGGTGCTTTTTTTAACATATTTTTATGTTCCATTGCTAGTGGAGAACCACCTCTAAATTTTGGTCTTAACTTACTAGATTCATTATCATCATTTTTCATACCTTTTCTACCTAGTGGATCTTTTCCAAATGCATTTTCTTGTTTACCCCGATCAGTATTTGATTCTTTTTTTCTACCTAATGGTGCTTTTTCATTATATCCATCTGGTACATTAGCTGGATCTGATTGGGTTCTACCCATTCCATATAGTGAAGCTAAATCATGTGGTGTACCATAAGATTTACCTGTTTCTAATGGGTCATTACCTTCTGCTTCTATTTGCGCTAATCTAAAATTACGTTTTTGATCTTGTTGTACTAAATCTCTATACTCATCATATTCATCTGCACTAAAGTGGAATATATTTTCATATATCCAATCTGTAGGAATAATCTTACTATCAATCATAGATTGAGCTAATGTCATTTTTTCTGTCATTAATGCTACTCTTTCTTGATCGTATATAATTGATGGTGTAGTTAAACCTAATTCAAAATTTGTTAAATTTTCATCCTTGTAACCTTGAGTATATAAATGTACTAATGCTATCTTTTGTAATTCAGATACCATTATTCTTTGAATTCTTTCTATTGTACGAGCAAATCTAATATCTTGGGCTGCTAGTGTAGCTTTACCTTCAACTCCTTCTTCATATCCAATAAACGCTTTAGGTACTTTTAATGCTGCAAATAATTTATCTCTTAAATATTCTACATCTGCTATGCCATCATATTGTAATCCAGGTGTAGTATCTATTTTAGTAGCTGTATCATTTCCTCTAATTGGGATATAAAAATCTTCTAACATGTTTTGCATGTTATATCTTAGGTTATATTCCCCTGTTTTTTCATCCATGTGTGGAGTACGTTTCATTTTAGAAATAGTTTTTTGCATAAAATTTTCTATTTCATTAGGTGGAATGTTTCCCACATTAATATAGAATATTCGTTTTTCAGGCGCTCTTACTATACGATGTATTAACATCGCATCCTCCATTAGTGTGTATTGTTTAAACAGTTTACGTGCTGGTTCTATATAAGATCTACCATATGGGAGAAAGTTAGTATCAGTAAGTAACCTAAAATGAGCCATTTCATAGTTATCAAAAACAATATCTTTACCACTTACATCATTTGTAGTAGGCACATTATAATAACCATATCCTCCTGCTGAAACACCTTCTGGGTTCATAATATATTTTATGTCAGCTGGGTTATCAGGGTCACTTCCTTCTAATCTTTCAATGTGATATGCGTTGTAAGGTATAACATTATAAACACCAAATTTTTCTGCTATT